GAAGGATTTAGTGTAAACGTAAAAGTTCCAGCACAAATGTCAAAACGCTTGCTAGGAAAAGAAGTTGATGTTATTCTAGTCAATTCCGACCTTGGTGATTATTACCAATATATGCCATGAATCCAATTCAACAAATAGAAGATGAGTCCCTTGTTTACGTGGACAAAAAGCCTGATATTGGGGCATTATCAGATGCTTACGATACTTGCCTAATTGATTTGGATTATTATTTTGAGTCATGTTTGCGCTCCTACAATGATCGTCGAAACATTTGGGATGGTAAATCTGATGATCTACGCAAAAACGGAGCTAACGCTTTCCCATGGCAAGGTGCATCTGACCAAGAAGTGAACGTAGTTGGCGAGCGCATTGACATGTATGTTGCTCTGTTTGATCAAGCACTTGCTCGATCCCATATCAAAGCATTCCCAACCTCGATGGCAGCAATGCCTAAAGCTGCCGTTGTTTCTGGCTTTCTTAAATGGATGCGTTCATCTTATATTCCCGACTTCAAACGTCAGATGGAGCTTGGTGGCAACTACCTAATGGAAAAAGGAATTATGGTTTCCTACGTTGGTTGGAACCGCGAGAAGCGTTCTTATCTGCAAAGTATTAGCCTTGAGCAGATTGGGCAAGCCTCACCAGACCTTGTAGAGTTGATTCTCAGCGAACAGGACGACACTATGTTGCTCAATCTGATTCAAGACTCTTTTCCTGACCTTTCCACTAAGAGAGCAAAGAAAGCAATCAAAGACCTGCGGAAAATGGGAGTGGCTGAAATCCCACTTCCTCGCCAAACGGTTGACTGCCCAGTTGTCTATGCTTGCGCTCCCGATGGCGAAGTAATGTTCCCATCTTACATTTCAGACCCACAACGCGCACCATACATGTTCTGGAGAACATTCCTTACAGCGCAGGAGCTTGAGAAAAAGGTGACAAATGAAGGATGGGATAGAGATTGGGTGGATAACGCTATCGAAACCCTGCGTGGTAAAGACTCTATGTATCTTGATGGCGAGAAAGTTAAGACCCAGACACGCTTGCCAATTACTGATGACAATGATCTTGTGATGGTTGTTTACGCATACCAGCGTTTGATTGACGAAGAGGACGGCTCCGAGGGTATTTATTGCACAGTGTTTCACCCACAGACAGAAGGATTCGCCAAGCATGAGCTACTCAATGGCTACGATGATTATCCATTTGTGGTAACTCGCTTGGCCAATGACCAGAAACGGATGTATGAAGTTCAGACGTTCTCTGATATTCTCCGTGGTCCTCAGATGCAAATTAAAACCGAGCGTGACAGTCGAATTGACCGCGCATCTCTTGCTACTTTACCACCGATTATGCACCCTGCTGGTCGTCCTCCATCTGATTGGGGGCCAGGTCGCAGGGTTCCATATCGTCGGCTAGGTGAAATTGCTTTTGGACCTATTCCTCCACGGGATGACGGCTCTGTTGAAAGCGAGCTTTCCATGCGTGGACAAGCTGATCGTGCCATCGGATTGGACATTACAAATCCGCTCTCATCGACACGTCAGCAGTATTATATCGGCAAGTTCCTAGACCATGTTAAGGATGTACTAACAATGGCTTGGAAGCTATATCAGCGAATGGGGCCAGATGAAGTATTCTTTCAAGTGACTGGCAACCCTAACCCACAGGTAATGACCAAGGGTAGCCCTGATGAGAACTTCTCAATCATGGTGTCATTCGATTCCTTGTCTAGTGACCCAGAGACGGCGGAAACTCAGTTGAAGAACATGGTTCAGTTAGTTCAGTTGGATCGTAATGGAATCATGGATGTGAACAAGATCCTTGAGTTTGCCGCATCGTCAATCAATCCTATCTTTGCCGACTACGTGTTGCAACCAGTTGAAGAAGCGCAGCAGAAGATAGCAAAAAATGTAACCGATGACCTTGCGAAAATCTTTGCTGGCATTGAAGTCCCTGCTCAACCAAACGGCGCACAGATTGCAATGCAGATGGTGCAAGCATACGTGCAGCAGCCTGATGTTGCGGCTAGGGCGCAGCAAGACGAGGCTTTTGCTGGTCGCTTGCAGAAGTATGCTAGTCAGTATCAATTCCAGCTACAACAGGCTCAGAATGCTGAGATTGGCAAGTTGGGAACTGCTCCTGCCCAGATGGGCGGGGTAACAACACAAGGAATAAATCAACAATAAATATATGAAAAAAGAAATGAGTTGCAAGATGATGAGTGGTAAAACAGCAAAGCCAATGAGCAAAAAAGCTCATGAAAAGATGGAGTCTAAATCCATGAAAAAGAAGGAAGCTAAATCTGGACGTAAATCGTAATATGAAGCAAGGACTTTACAGCAACATCAACGCAAAACGTAAACGCATCGCAGCAGGTAGCGGAGAGAAGATGAACAAGGTTGGCAGCAAAAAAGCTCCAACCGCAAAGTCCTTCCGCGACTCAGCCAAAACCGCAAAGAAAAAATGAACAGACTCCTTAATGACGTAGCTCGATGCGATGGCGTAGGCTTTGATGAGGATGGTGTGCGGGGCTGGCGTGAAGGTTGCGAAATCTGCTTGCGAAGAACAGCTCCTCGTCCAGAATACTGCTCGATGATTGCTCCACCTCCCATTATTGCTTTTGAATGCGAATATCTAATTGAATCATAATGGAAAAGCGATTTACAAAAGTAGTTACTAATCCCGCCACTGGACGCAAAAGAACCGTGAAGTTCGGTCAAGCAGGCAAGGCTGCGGATGGCGGAGATCGAATTCGCCCTGGCACAAGCAAAGGAGACGCATATTGTGCTAGGTCAAATGCTATCAAAGGAGATTGGCGCAGTGATAAAAACTCACCAAACAATTTATCTCGCCGCAAATGGAAGTGCAAAGGAAGCAAATCAATGAAATAAATCTATGAAAAAGCCAACAACAAAAGCTGCCAAGCAAGCTAAGATAGGGAAAGTAATGGGGGAATATAAATCTGGAACTCTTCATGCTGGAATCAATCCAAAAGGACCTAAAAAGGCCGCTATCGTAAAGAGTCGTAAACAAGCTATTGCCATTGCACTAAGCCAAGCTGGTGTATCTAAACGCAAATAATATGACTCCACTACCAAAGCCAACAATCCAGCAATCCGTTGCCGCGCTATCAAGCCGTGACGAGTTCAAAGTAATTATTCAGTTCATCCAAGATGAGCGCGAGCGTTTCTTTGGTGATTTGCGCCAGTGTGCAGAAACAAACGATGTTATGAAAATTGTTGGAAGCATTTCAACATTGGATGAACTGTTGATTCTTTTAAGAAAAGAGGATTGACATTCCTTAAAATTATTCTATTCTTCTCTCGCTGTTTTGTTTTCAGCGTTTTGTTTGTGTATAGAAGCCCCTAGAGGAATACCCTCTAGGGGTTTTTTATTAGGTTTGCATAGGAATAAAAAACAATCGTTTGATTGAATTCAGTATTGACAATGTTGTAATTTTTGTGTTAATTACCCGTGACGCACCGCCGAGCGTAAATGGCGTTTCCATTATGAGTAATCCAGAAGCTACCGCTGAAGCTATTGAATCAGTGTCCAACATGTCATTTGAAGAGCTTGTAGCTCAGAGAACGGCAAGACATAATCCAGACCCTGAATCCGAGGAGCAACCCGAAGAAGAAGTAACCGAAAGCGAAGAGGAAGAAATTCCAGCCGAGCAGGAGGAAACCGAAACCGAAGAGAGTGCCGAGGAGGAAGAAGAGGAACAGGAAAGTGAAATTGATCTACTGTCGTTGACAACGGAGCAGATTCAATCTTTAGCCAAAAAGGGTAAGAGCCGATTGCTTCAACGCATTGGTGAGCTAACCGCTCAGAAGAAAGCCCTGGAGGAAAAGATTCAATCCCAACCGCAAGTTAAGGAAGTCCCTCAAGACGAGAATCCATTTCGTGAAATTCAGTCGTTTGACGACTTAAAAACGAAGTATCAAGAACTTGAGAAGACCCTTGAAACAACGGATTTACTACTGGAAGAATACGAAGATTATCGTTCCGATGACATAATCTTAGTTGGAGACCGAGAGTTCACCAAGCAGCAAATCAAGAAAGCTAACCGAAACTCCCGCGAGGCGTTGACTAAATTCTTACCTGCCCAGCAAGCGCATCTTATGCAAGTTGCTCAGTGGGAACAGTTGAAAGGTAAATACATCGCAGCAGCAGAAGAAGAAGTTCCAGACATCAAGGATGAAACCACGATTGTCGGGAAACAATTCAAGGATTTAATGTCTGACCCGCTTATCGAAAAGCTACGTAAACAAGTTCCTGAAATTGGCCATCAAATTGAATATCTCTTGGCTCACGCCTCAAACTCCATCAATGGGGGAACGAGAATTAAAAAGCAACCAGCAGTGGGGAATAAGCTGAAAATCAGCCCATCTCCTTCCCCATTTGGTGCAGGTGCCGCTAAATCCTCGACATCCGCCAAAGCTAAAGGGTCTGATGCTTACACCCGCTTTGAAAAAAGTGGAAGTCCAGAGGAATGGATTGCTGCTAGAATCGCTAAATACAAGTAACTTTTACCAACTACTACTATGCCTATCTCAAATACTTATCAGCCATCAGCTCCCGCCGCTAAATCCGGCACGGGTGCCGCCGTATCCAACCGTGAGGATCTAAGCAACGAACTTTCCATCCTTGCTCCAGAAGAAACTCCTATCCTTTCGCTCTGCGGCAAGGGTAAAGCATCTGCAACCTACACCGAATGGACTGTTGACAGTCTTGGCGATCCTACTACCACGGGTATCAGCGAAGGTTCCGACATTACCTCGTTCAGCGACAAGTTTGCTGACCGCGCCCGTCTTGGTAACTACATCCAACTGATGCGCCGGGACTACCTTGTTTCTAACCTGCAACAAGCTGTTACCAGTATCGGCCCAGCTAACGTGGCACAAGCGGAAGCGAAGTCTATGCGTGAAATCAAGCGCGACATCGAAGCAACTATCGCCTCCAATAACGAGATGACAGTTGAAAACGGTGCCGGCACTCCTTACGGAATGCGCGGTCTTGGTAAGTGGATTCAGTCCACCGCCCAAGCAACCAACCCAGTTCCTACGGCTTACCGCACTCCGTCCGGTTCGATCATTGCTTCTACGCTCAGTGAGTCCTCGTTCAATACGATGATCGGCTCCATCTTTGCCAAGAACGGTGAGATGAACAGCCTGACCCTTGTTGCTAACGTGGCACTTCGCCAGCTTATCAGCAACTTCACCCGTGCAACTCCTGCTTCGGCTGGTGTTACCTATCACGTTAACCAAGATGCTACGAGCAAGCAAATCACCCTTTCCGTGAACCTGTATGACTCCGACTTTGGTCTTGTAAAGATCGTGAACGGCAACCCTAGTTGTATGCCAACCGCATCAACCAATGTGGGCTATGTCCTCAATCCTAAGTATCTTGGCTTCAACACCCTGATTCCTATGGGTGCTACTCGCTTGGAGAACCAAGGCGGTGGAGAACGTGGATTCGTTGATGTTGCTGGAACTCTGTGTGTCAAACACCCACAAGCCCACGGTAAAATCGCTTACTAAACTTGATAAAAAGAAAGAAACAAAAATATGCCTCAACTAGCTAATAATGAATCGCGTGGGTTTACCCACTACTTCCGCATGAATACCACTGACATTGTTGCTGCTGGCACCTCAGCAAAAACAATTGGTGTAGTTCCTCGCGGTGGTATCGTCACCAATGCCGCTGTAACTGTTATCAGTTCCATTGCTGGTGCTACTGACATTACTCTGACACTTGGTGTTACGGGAACTGCTGCTGGACTTATTGCATCGACTGACCTTGATGCTCTGGTCGCAACGGCTTACAACACGGGATCGTCACTCGGTACCGCGCCTGGTTACATCAATAACACCACATCTCCAGTGAACATCATCGCTACCCTTGGCGGAAGTGTTTCAAGCATCACTAGTGGTGAGATTGTGTTTGGTCTGACCATTCTCAATCCGTTTGAGATCACCCCATAAACCCAAACTGGGGAGGGAGGTTAAAATCTCCCTCCTTTTTCTTTCTTTATGTTGGTTGACGAAGAGATCAATGCTGCCCTTGTCCGTGAGCTATGCTCTGGACGTAAGCTAATGGAAAGCCTAGAAAATCGCAGGGAGATTGAAGCTGCTGCGGAAGCAAAGAAAATGAGGGAAGTTAAGTCGATTGCTGGTAAGCCAGTTGGCTCTATCCCACAACGCGAGTATCTACTACTTGCAAACAAATACGGGAGCGAATGCTGGGATAACCGAGAATTTGTCCGCGACTTTTTCAAATCACAATCACACTTAAAAGCTGGTAACATTTAATGCAAACAAGAACCTACGCTGAACTGCTTTCCTTGATACAGTCACTAAGCGGGGTTGTCTTTGCTACGCTAGAGCTTGGTAGGATTAAAGCTTTAATCAATCGTCGTGCTTTACGGGCGTATCGTTCAACAAATTACTGGCCTCGTTTTCTTAAAATTGGAGAAGAGCGTATAGTAACTAACGATGTTGTTCCTTACACCGAGTCTGGGAAGAGTTCGATTGACACTTACTTGCGAATCCATGTGCAAGCTCCGTATGTTACTACTTCCGTGCAGGAGTATGACATTATGGTAACAGCAGATGGAGCTACTTTAGTGGCTGGAAACTCCGCTCCTACATCTGCTTTTATTACCTACAAGGCGCAACTTAGTGACACTTACGGTGACGGAACTGGTGAATCAACAGCTATTCCAGCAGAGTGGTATCAATACATGGCGCATGGAACCTATGCTGATTACCTACGTGCAGAAGGGCAACAAGAAAAAGCGGCATTGGCAGACCAAGAAGCGGATATGTTGCTTCAAGAAGAAATGATTCGCATCGACGAACAACATACTTTACAAATGGTGGCAAACAGGATATTCACAAATTCGAACATGCAGATGCGTTACTGATGAATTACTCACTTTCAAATATGCTTGGTCGTTCTAAAGTTGGTAATAGGCCAGTTATTTCTGGCACTGCTTTCCCTAGAGAAACGCTTACCAGCACGAAAGCGAAACAATGGTATGCTAATGGCAACGCAATTAGTGGTGAGACGGGAAACACTTATGTTGTTCGTCTAAGTGATATTGGTAAAGCAATTACCCAAATAGGGTCAAACACTATTACCATTTGGCACCCCTACGACATCGCAGGAGTCACAAGTGTCCGCTTGGCAAATAGTAATGTTCTTGCCAGCATATCTCCAGACATTGCTGCAACCAATGGTCAATCCGTCCGACGTTGGACTGATTTGGTAGCAAGTTATCCATCAGATCAAATCACAAGCATCAATCAACCTATCTATCGCTCTACAGGACAAAGCGGAAATCCATCTCTAGAATTTGACGGGGTAAATGATATTCTTACACTTAGTAACAGCACAGAACTATCAACATTTTCAAATGTAGCTTCAGGTTATGCCATTGTAGGATTTCGAGATACAAACCCAACAGGAGGATCAACTTTTCACGTTCCTTTTTCAATGAATCTGCCAGGAGCATCAGCTAACACTCGGATTGCATTTGTTACTAAATTCAGTGCATCTTCTACTTTTGCAGTATCTGCAACACGCTCAACTGATTTAATTACCACTACTGGCGTAGCTAGTAATAACGCATATCATGTCCACACAGCGGAAATGTTGTTTTCCGCAGGTGTGTTAAATCAACGACTAGATGGCACGCAGGTTTCCACTGCTAATTTTTTAGCAGCTAGCAATAGTTCGGCAGTATCATCAACCGCTAGCGGTATAGGAGACTCTGCTACATTTCCTTCGCAAAAGTTTCCAGGGCATATCTGCTGCATTATTCTTGTGAACCAGTCACTAAGTGCGACCAACCGCAGTCGCCTTGAACGATATGCAGGACTTTTCGGAAACCTCAACATTCCACTTGTATGAGATACTTCTCCGCCCCATATCAATTATTTGATACTCTACGAGCCCAAGTCATGCAGACACTTGGCCAGCCAAACGGGAGGGCAAACCAGCCATGGAGTGCTGGAATCACCAGTATCGCCCTTGCACCTCACGAATACGATCCGCCTCAATATGTAGCTATGATTGACTACGCCCTAGCCAACGGAGCCACCGAGATTACAGAGGAAGAATATCAAACTCTTCAACCATCGACAATCATTGAATAACTATGAATGAATTAAACCATATTGCTGCAATTGGAAAAATCATGCCTGACTTTTACGATGGCCTAACAAAAGCCGTTTGCACGATGTTTGCAAGCGGCGCAACGCTTTTCATCGCTAACGAAGCTCCTCCGCAATTCGAGCTTGTCAAGTTTGCATCCGGTCTGACAGGATGGGGACTCGCACTGACAACGATTTACATCCTCGGAAAAACAGTTAAACATCTTTTTGAAAAGCTAGAATTGAAAGACCAGCGAATCGAAGAACTTCACGAACGAGCAACAAAGAAAGCAGAAGACGAAAACCATGAAATTAAAACATAGCCTAGCATTCATTCTTGCCGCGATGATTCTATCGTCCTGCACAATAGCAACTCCGGGCGCGAGCTTTACCGTGGACAAGGAAGTCATTCCTGCAATCATTACAATCCTCGACAACAAATGATTTCGGGAAAAGATTACAGTGACGACTTTGACAGCGGCGATGAGACCACGTATCAGGAAGTATTTATACAGATACCATGAGCAACATTCCATCCAGCAGGCCACAGGCAAAGCGGAATGAAATTATGGCAAAGGTGCCGACGTGTGTTGTTCAAAAATATCAAGTCATTCTGGTAGGCATCCGTGGCTACTATCGGGACAGCATGGGAGAAGTTGGAAAAAACGACCGTGGAATTTACGACGACGCAATGTTCGTCATTGCGCCTGATTTCTTTGGAAGCTGGAATGCTAACACCGATCCAAGCTATTCTGACAAGCAAAAGCCAGACGTTGCAGTCCTTTCACCCGGCGTTCATCTTTACAAGCAGGGTCGGCACCGGATCAGCCGTCCGCCTAGCTATCCGGCATTCCGCCCGGCAAATGCAAACGAAGAATTGCCAGTGACACGCAGCGGCAAGCCAAGCGTCGGCGTGGCAATCAACATTCACAAGGGATGCGTGAACAGCACAAGCTCACTTGGATGCCAGACAATTCCACCGGATCAATGGGATTCATTCCGCAGCACTGTTTACATGCTTATGGATCGCTACAACCAAACAGAAGTTCCTTACGTTTTGACAGTCAACGCATAACCTAACATCGCCATGACAAAAAAAGAAATTGCAATGGATGAAATGGACAAAATGCCAAATGTATCAAATCACATGATGGCAAAAAAACTGCACAAGTCATATCCTGGAATATTCCCATCAATGGAAAATGCAAGAACAATGATTCGGGCAATTCGTGGATCGCAGGGTAACGTCGGGACTAAAAGTGCAGTCGGAAAAAGCGTAACTCCAGTAGCCAGGTTCATCCGCGAAACGCCTTGGCGAAGTTTGATGCCGAAATCGACTGCGGAAGTAACAGAGCCAGTCGTTATTTCTGGAAAGCGCAAAGTGCTGATTCTGTCCGACATTCACTTCCCGTTCCACGACGAGGCCGCGCTGATGGTTGCACTCGAACACGGCCACAAGCAAGGATGCGATACCGTTATCCTCAACGGTGACACGATCGAGAACTACGGCGTTTCAAGGTGGGAACCAGATCCACGCCGGCGCAATCTCCAACACGAATTGCAAACGTGCCGGGAAGGTCTTGCCATGATTCGTTCGGCATT